CTGCTTTTGATCTAACATATACAGCAAATTTCTTCGGTCCTCCTGGAGTTCTAAATGGTCTACTAAGATGTACAGTTCTACCTCTGTGTTTTGCTTCATTTAGACATTCATTGTGTTCCAATTCAATTGGCGCATCTAAAAATACTTCTCGTCCATCATAAATAGATTTTATACCCAGATCACTTTCTACAATATCCAAATCATCATCATTTAATTCAATTGCGTCATCATTATACAAACCACGAACTTCATTAACCAATTTAAAATATGATTCACTGTAAATTCTAAAAACATTTTGTTCCAATGTTAATCTATTATCCAAATGATACTTCAATCTATCACTAATACCAACTTCTTTAACCAACTTCATTGGTTCACTCTTTTCAACAATAGCATCCACAATGTCACTCAAATATATCATACTATATAAATAGAATTTAAAAATAAAAAACCCCGGCATTTCTGCCGGGGTCATTGTTTAATCTATATCAGTTAAGCTTAGATCTGATCTAAATCAGATACATAAATTTTACCGTAGAACTCTGGTCTAACGACTTTCTTAGCATAACGAGTCAATACTCCACGACGTGGGGTGAAATTGACTGGATCGTATACCAATGGAGTTTGTACGAGTGGGATATATGGAGCATATACTGCGCCTGTTTCGAGGAAGTTATTTCCACGGAAACCCATCAAGATGGTGTTTTCTTGCATGTATGGGTTCTTGTAGACTTGGAAGCGACTTGCGAAGCTACCAACACGACTTACACCCATTGCGAACTTAGCACTATCACCGTCAGTGTTAACAACATATCCTGGGATTGATTCCAAGATGGTTGCTACATCTGGTCCTACGACCAAGAAGTTTGCACCACCACGAAGAGTCAATTGGTGAATCTTGTTAGATACCTTTTGGATCTTGTTACCAAGTGTTGAGAACCAAGTGCTCTTTACGTAAGCTGTACGATTGGTTGCATCGTTATTTACGGTGAATGTTGGTAGACCGTTAGCATCGTTAGCACCCTTGATGATGTCCTTACCGATTACTGCAGACCATCCTTCAGTTGTCAATGCTGGAGCAGCATTAATCAACATGTCCATGATTTCAAGATCAATTTCCATTGATACATATTCACTCAATAGAGCAGTCAATTCTGCTTCTGCATCAATGCTGTGGTAAGCATTCAAGTCTTGAGCCAATTCTGGTGTCCAGACTGCCTTTAACTTACGAGTCTTAGCAACGATTGGTTCGCTCTTAAGTTCCAAGTTAACTTCTGGAATGTTGATATCAGTAGACAAACCAGATGTACCTGCGCCTGCAGAAGTACCTCTATCTTCGAAGTCACCACGGGTAGCATCAGTAGGTTGTTTTGTGAATGTCAATGTTGCATTTGCACCTTGTACAGGTGCTTGTGAACCAGTAACAATGAATTGAATTTTATATGTTGGGGAAGCCAATGTACCGGTATTGTATACCTTTGTCATTTCATTGATTTGAAGTGTTGGATCGATTGATGAACCACTCAAAGCAAAGCTTCTTACTGCATTCAAGTCGATTAATGAGCCAACGTTGTTACCAACATCTACTGTTAGTTTTCTATAAGAACCAGTAGCAACATAGGCTGAATTCAAATCAACATCACTGAAACTTACTGATCCGGTTGTTGCTGCAAATACAGAAGATGTGTAGTTTTCGGTATAAGCATAACGACCTACACCGTATAGACCGTTTGCTGCAGTATCGGTAGAACCAAGTTTTAGTCCTGTACCACCGAATAGTGATTGACCGTTATAACCGTTTTGGCCTGGAAGACCATTACGGGTAGTACCATACTTGAAGTCTAGATAGAAGATTAGACCAGATGGTAGATTCATTGGTTGTACTGAAACGAATTCCTTAGCGGAGATTTCAGCGAATACACGACGAACGAGTGGGAGAGCTACGCCTGCCCATTGTTCACTGTTAGCAGAAGTACCAGTGGCGGTAGCTTCGTTTAACAATTGTTGTGCTTGGTTTTCAAGCAAGATGGACATGTGTGCCTTATCGACACCCTTTAGTCCTTCAAGAAGACCTGTCTTGTCCCATTTGCTTTGTAATCCACGGGTTTCAGTCATTAACTTAGCCTGTGGATTCATATTGTTTGTCAATAATGATTTAATATCACTCATATTTTGAATTTATTTTATAGTTAGTTTTTACTCACCTTACTTTTACTTCTTAATTCCGGCGAGTTTTTGGAATCTTAAAGCCATCACGTTGCTGTTTTCTACAATCAATTCCTTTTTAGGAGCGGTTGATGCAACTGGTTTACTTGCCAAACCTTCGGTGATTGTTTTCGCAGTTGTATTCGTTTTCTTGACAACTGATCCACCTAAACTATATGATTCGGACAAAATTGTATAACTCAACTTGACTTCACGGATGGACTTAGCCAAGTCGAACGTTTCCACAACCTTAAGTTTTTGCTTTTGGTCGAGGTTAAAGGCATTAAATAGTTTATTTGTATATAGCAATTTAGCATTCAACAAATTAACTTCGTTTAGTTGATCACGTAGATATTGAACAGTAGACATAGCTTCGTTCAATTCAGATTGAAGAGATTCAGCAACCTTTTCATCTTCAATCTTTTCGTCAACTGGTTCTTCGTCTTCGTCTTCTTCTTCACCTTCAGTGATTTCTTCACCGACGGATTCATCATCATTCAAGGAATCAAGAAGTTCTTGTAAATCAACCATTTCATCTTCTCCTGTGTCTTCAGCAACTGGAGCAGGTGCTACTGGAGCAGGTGCTTGAGTCATTGGGTCAACTGGAGCAGGTGCTTGAGCCATTGGATCAACTGGAGCAGGTGCTACTGGAGCAGGTGCTTGAGCCATTGGATCAACTGGAGCAGGTGCTACAGGAACATTTGGATCAACTTGACCGGCTTCATCCAATTCACCTTCTAATTCTGCGAGAATTTCATTTAATTCATCATCAGAGATTTGCATTCTTTCATCCATTGCATCATCTGATGCGGACATTTCCATTGGCATTGTTTCAGATACTTCATCTGAACCATATTCACCTTCAGAAATTTCGTTTTTTAATTTTTCAGCTAACATAGCTTCTAACTTTGGTTGGAATGCTTCTTCCAACGCTGCTTTTGCGTTTGCGAGTGCTGTAGCACGTACAGCTTTAGCGTCAGCAATAGCTTCTTTTAATAGATTTGACATATTTGTTTTTCCTTATTTAGGTGAAGTTATTTAGAATACATGAACTTCAATGAAGATTATTAAATTATATGTTGCGACAAAGGAAATGTCGTATTACTATTAAATAAATATAAATAAAAAAATGAAAGTATTAAAAATTATTGATATTTATACTATTATGCCATATAAAATTGTAGGAAAATGTATCTTTAATACAGATACTGGTAAAAAAATGGGATGTACTAAAGGCAGTGTTAAACGATATTTAGCAGCATTACATGCAAATATACCAGATTCAAAAAAGAATGAAATACGAACAAAATTGAAAGAAATCTTTCGTAAATCATTCGCAAATACCATTAATGAAACCGCAGAACTTAATAAAAAGAATGTTAAGTTTAGAGATGAATTAAATAAAAATCAAGGACTTGATTTTAAACCATTTGAAGTTGCAAAGATTGCAGAAATAACTGGACCTGTAAATAATAAAAATGCAGGATCTGGCATGGAATTAAGTTTTGATAAAGAATTCAACGAAAATACAATTAAATTTGTTATTAAAAAATTGACAAATGAAGAAGATGATACCAAGAATTCTTTTAAATACGGCGTATGGTATACACCCTATGAAAATGAAGATGATTTTGATAAACCTTCTGCCGAAGTTCGTTATAAATTGTCTGATCCAATTACAAATGATACTGGAGAAGGTGAAATTAAAAATGAATTATATAGTTTCATAAAAGACGCAATCAAAATCAATAATTAATTATGACACATTTAAAATCATTCATTACAAAAGAAAACGAAGAAAAAGAATACAAGATAAATGATATTGATCACCCAAATGGTTGGGATTGGAAAGAAATAGACATGTTATATGGAATGGGATTTGAACCAGAAGGTGATGCTAGAATGATTTTAAAAGTAAAAAATCAAAGGCACATGGACGATTATACTTTCAAAGTATATAAAACAGATGATGATTATGTTTTATTAATCAATGATTTAAAACATTTGTTTAAAACATTCAACGATATGTTAAACAAAATAGATGAACTTGGTTCAGTAGAAACTTAAAAAATAAACCCCACTTTTTACAGTGGGGTTTTTCGTTTCTATTTAGAATATTTTAATGGTTCTTAATTTCAAAGTACTTTTCAAGAATATTTCCCATATCTTCATACAAACTTACCATTTCAGAATTTTGTTGTTGACATTTAACCGCATTCTTTTTAAATGCTTCAGACATCCTTTTTAAATCTTTGAAATGACGAATTGCGGTATTTTCTTGCATCCAATCGCCAGATTCATTTAATGCATAGGTTTCTGCATACTGTGATATCTTATCAATGTTTTCAGCAATTTTCATCAATTGATGATATTCATAAAGAACTTTACCATATTCATTATAATTGTTTACCAATTCATAAAGAGCTTTCTTTTCTTCTTTGGTGAGTGTCTTTACTGGTATGGGTGTTTCCGCAACACCTTGTGGTTGTTGTGGTGCAGATCGTTGTTGTTTAATACCCAAAGTTTCTGCTATTTCAGCTAATTTAATCATATAATATAATTATTTAATTTCTCCTAAAATGTCACGAATTAAATCTTCTACTTTTTCCCATTTATTAGTTAATGGATTTTTTACAATTCCTTCTTGTAAAGATTGTTCTCCAGATGGAAACATAAATGCACCTTTAGTTGACGGATTACTAACAAAATCAAATGCAATTAATTCAAAATCATCTTGCACTTCATCAGTACCTTCATGTACATTCTTTTTAACACTTCCCATTCCTCTGGAACTAATACCCAATTTAATGCCACAATTAAGTAGTTCTTTTAAAATATTACCACTTGGAGTAGTTAAAATTTCAACTTCACCCATTAAATCATTGCCACTCCAATACATTCTTTTAACATTGTGACTTACATTTTTTAAATTCACAACGCTACTGTCTGGATGATCCAATTCACCAAGTGCTCTTCGTTCTCTTATGAAATTTTCATCATATTTTTGAGCTTCTCTTTCTAAAAGTTCTTTACCATAAACTCTACCGTTGAAATTTTTAGCTTCAGCTCTTTGTAAAACACCTTGTACAGTAAATGGTCCGCCTTTAGCCATTGCTTCAGTGAGCACCGATTTATCTACATCAAATGTTATGAAATCTACTAATAATTTTTTATTCATATTTATTATACTCCTTTTGTTGCAGCGTTTGTTGGTACAACAGGCGCAACTGGTGCTGCAGGAGCTTGTTGTTGTTTCTTTTTAACAGAAGGTGTAACAACTGCATTACCTAAAATTTTAATTTGATATGGTGCTTTAATAAAGTATTCACTTTCTTTTTGTTTACCTTGTTCTCTACCTTTTACTATGATGACATATTTTTCATAATAAAAATCAATGCTTACACCAGAAACATTAACAATATAATCTTTTTCTGGTTGTCCATATCCTTTTGATGCTCTCAATTGTACTTGTTTATTTCCAATTTTGCTCAGTATTTTATTTTGAAAACTGGACTTGTTTTGTAAAGTGGATTGTGATACTCTGCTTTCAAAATCACTCAAATCAGATTTAGCATCATATAAATTTG